AAAATTTCTTAATACTAATTTATACCAACTTAAACCAAGTCATACATAGCTAGTACCTAGCAATACCTTTCAAGGTAATTCTATACCTCCAAAATTTTTTGATGCTTTTTTTAGTTTTTTTCTTTGTGGCAAAAGGCGTCTATGATTTTAAAGAACAAAAAAGAATTATCAGATCCTTTAGCAGAAACTTCGATACCAGAAATTTTTGTTAAATTAAATTTAAACCACTTCTCACCTACTCAGTCATCTTATGCAGATGGTCCTTGGGTTTACAGATATGTAATTTGTACTCAAGAACAAAGACGTCAATTTGATGGTAATGCGAATATGCACTCAGGCGTCGCAGTTAATAATGCAATTCAATTTCATTATGCAAATAAAATTTTTAAATTAAATCCGAATACTAAAAAACTTTCTCCTGTGGTTAATGACAAACTTAGCCTGGATCTTGCAGTTCAAAAGGTCCAGGAAGAGTTTGATAAATATTTACCTGTTGATGATAAAGACATAGAAAAATTCGAGCGTTACAGAGAAACTGTACCTCAAACGATTTTGCAGCTTGAGAAAGCTTGCGAAACTTTAGGCGTAAGTAGATCCAAAAACATCGTTGCTGAAAATATCCTTTCGTTCAATGACGATCGTTTGCATTTACCGATTATTGGTAGATCAGATTTGGAATTTAGCCTGGAGGATTTTTCATCCGCTGTTCCTTCCATTGTTTCTAACAGCGGAAATCCTTTCTGCCTCCTGGAAATAAAGACCAGCTGGGATCGTTTAGGTAAAGTCAAGGTTGATGGTTATAGATCTTGGCTCAATGCCAAAACACCACTTACGCCTAACAGACAACATTTAATTCAATGTGCATTTTATAAAAAATGTAAACCTGATCACGATGTAAAATTAATTTATGTTGTTAAAGACGATTTTAAAATTTTTGATGCAAGAAATTGCGCAGATTTAGAACCCGAAAATCTAAATAATTATTATGAGGAATTAGTCCGAACTCTTGTTCGAAGAGAGCGATTAATAATGAAATACGCATCCGAGGATGACGTAACAAAAATCAAATCAGAGCTTGTTAAAGACGTTGATCCTAATTTTGATCACGCCTTCCACTGGAAGATTGGTCATCAATGGCTGCAACACGCGAAAGATTTGTGGAAACAACAATAGGTAAAAATATGGAAAAATATAACGACAAACTAATAGACGCCATAAACGAGTACAAAAAACACAGTGGTAGTGATGACGTAAAAATTCACGGAAAGTCATACCAACTAGTGAGTACAAGACTTGCTTATGCGCGAAGAGTTTTAGGATCTCTTTTGGATCTTAAAACAACAATAATTCACCATGACGATAAGAAGGTGATTGTTCAAGTAGATGCTTACATATCTGACATACACGTATCTACTGGAATATCTGAAGAGTATAGAGGTTTTTCAAAAATAAACCAAACCTCAGCTCTTGAGAACGCTGAAACATCAGCAGTTGGTAGAGCCTTAGCTTTTTTAGGTTTTGCCAATGATAGTGTTGCTTCTGCCGAGGAAGTTAGCACTGCTATTGAACAGCAAGATCGTCAATTACAAACAGCTCTCCAGGAATTAGAAAAAGTCTCTCATCCTGGAAATTATCAAGCTTGGTTGACTAATCATAAAACTATGCTGCAGAAAATCAAAACTGATAATCCGATTGCTTATGGAAAATTCCAAGAGCGATTTACTGAGCTTAAATCAACACTAGAGACTAAAGGAGTGTTAAATGGCAGATAGTCAAGACACTAAATCATACGGAACAGCTATTCTTAATACAGAGAAAGCTAGTCCGAAATCTTACGATCTAAAAGGTACGATTGAGGTTGACGGAACCAAATATCGTTTTGGAGCGTATAAATCAACCGCATCAGGTAAAGGCAAACTTTCTGAAGGTACGCCGTATTACTGGATGCACCGTGTAGAGAAACTGGAAATGAACTCTGAAGGTACGAGTTTTGATCCAGCAGCATTGGAGTAACATTTAATGGACACGGATAAATATAAATCTATCGCAATATCAATGCCAGTTTACTTAAAGTTAAAACATTTGGCGCAGAATAAATTTAATGCACCAGTGAGTATGGCAAAGATTGTTGAGATGGAAATTAATAAATCTTATGTGGATTTCCAAAATAAAGATGAGCGAAGTCAATCATAAGATAGAGCATATCCGTAAAATCAAACGAGCGGAGTATGGCAGCTTTAGTCTGAATATGAAGTTAATAGGCAAAAGTTGGCAAGCTCTGCTCGATCTTCCTGAACCTATACCAGCCTGGAAGGTTTGTTTAATGTATGTAGCTTCTAAAATTATTAGAGCTTCTCATTCATTCAAGGAAGATAATTACGTAGATGCTCTTAACTATCTAAGAAAATCTGAAGAGTTGCAGCGTGAGGAATATGAGCAAAAAAAGTAACATAATACAATTTCCAAACAGTAAACCATCTGAAGTAGTTAAAGCTGCTTTGAAGTTAGAGCAAGAGAAAGACATTGTTGAGAATACATTACAAACAGCAATGCTCTCACCTATTTGGGACCAATACGTCATTAGTGATGAGGATCTTAAAATGTTAGCTCAATTTGGAGAGGTAATGCAATTACATCCTCTCGCTGCTGCGAGATTAAATGCAAAATTAGCTGAGGCACTCAAGAAAGTAAAGAGCGCCTTCTATGAACTTAATTTGGAGGATTTATGCTAATGACTGAAAATGTAAATGAACAAGATATTGATCTTTTAGATTTTGACAGTGAGCCGCAAAGAAAAACTTATTGCTCTTATATGTCTTATCAAAATTTCAGTAGTGATGAGCCAACTTATCAAATCAATAATTCACCTTGGTATCTCAAGTGGGAAAAAGGCAAACCAGCATTTTTTCTACGGATGGATAATGTATTCCGTCAGATGCCAGTTGATTGCTTTCTACTAACAGCTCAAAGATCTTCTCAGCATGATCTGAGTAATTTCAAAGAGCAAGTAGAAAATTATTTTAACTTAACATTAGAGGAGGTTTTATGCCAAACAGAAGCATCAGTGACGATGAACTAAGCTTCAATCTAAACTTAGGTAAAAATTTAAAATACCTAAGAAAACAAAAAAACTGGACGCAAACAAAAGTTGCGCAAGGTTTATCTGTATCGTTTCAACAAATACAGAAATACGAAAAAGGACTTAATGCACCAAGTCCAACTAGTTTGTGCAAGTTAGCGCAAATGTTTAAATGCAGTATGGATCGTTTATGCAGTGAAAATCTAATACACGATCTAAAAACATTTAAAGAAAAAATAGAAAATCTTGAGATTGCTACAGCTGATGGAGTTGCGGTACCACTTGAAGGAATGTCAGGTGAGATCGAAGCTTTAACTAATAAGCTTAGAAAAAACTCTCAAGTTTTCGTCAATAATAAACCGTTAGTGTTTAAATTTAAAAAACCTGAGGAGGTAGATCCATGGCTGTAATTAAAGCAAATAAAGTAGAGTTTGAAGTAATTAGGCAAGATGTGCCTGGAGCTGCAGCTAAGTATATGATGGTTTTATCTTATGAGCCAGTTGGTTATCAAAGTAAAGAAATCATAGACATCGTGCTTTGCAATCAAATTCCATACATCAAGCTTGCTAAAGAGGACAGTCGAATACTCGATGTACTTCAGATGAGTGGACCTGATGGTCATACAACATCACCTTACCTACCGCCAAAAGAAGTATTTGGTAAAGGACCAACTGTCCAGGAGGTAATTGATCAAGCTAATAGTGATGTGGAATATGATTACTCAAGAGGCAAAATCAGTAAGGAGGAATACCAAAAATGGTTTACAGGAAAATAAAAAACTGTGAAGCTGTATTCACCTCTGAACAAACGTTTGAAACGGTTGATGATGCAATGACTGAACAAAACCCAACAAGCGATCCAACAATTAAAATTGACGATGTGAGAGTAAATAATTCACGCGTTAAAAAAGATACTGAGGAGGTAAAAAAGAATGTCCTTGGACAGTAAAGTAGAACGTCTCAATAAGAGGTATAGAGGTTTAGCTAGAGTAACATCAGCAATAAATGATCTTTATATATATGGAATTTACGAGAGTAATTTTCCAAAGCTTATGGAGAAATTAAACGCAGCTAAAGATGCTGTTAAAGACGAAATCAAAGCTACTAAAGGTGAGATTGAGTATTCAGCTGGCTATCAGATAACACCTGAAAGACCAACAGATCCATTATTAGATCATAAAGAAAGCTTTGAAATGCAAGTTGACGAATAAATGACGAACGCTGGTATGTTTGAGGAAATAAAGAAGGACAAGCATATTGAGCGCTTGAAAAAGAAAATTAGAAAATTACAAAAAGATAAGGATAGTGATTATCAATTATATCAAATTGAAATAGATCAACTTAAATCAGAAATACACAGACTAACAACGTGAGAGA